AGCGGTGCTTGCACTTAATTCACTGTTACTTCCATTGACACCTGATGAATTGGCTGCGGTTCGTGCTGCTCCACCGCCACCAACAGTAACTGAAATATTGCCGCTACCGCTTTGACTTGTAAGTGCTAATAAACCACCTGCTCCACCGCCACCGTGAAAATCACTATAAGTTGGTGAGTTGCTTTCACCCTTGCCACCTGACGCGCCACCTGCAATAACAATAGCGTCATAAGTTAAAGGACTACCAGTAATACCTAAAGTGCTATTTGCTGTAAAGGTTCGATAATAATAAGTTGCATCAGATGTAAGTGTTCCACCAGTTACAACAGGTTTTCCAAGCGCACGAAGTCTATATCCGTTTGCAGATGAGTTTGCTAACGCTGAAAGTATTGGCATCTTCTTCCCTTATGCGAACTTTGTTTGTGATTCTAGAACTGTGTATGTGGGTGTTGCTGCTGTCTTTATGATTGTGAAAGTATAAGCGTCGATTGCGCTTGCGTTGCCTGCGGTGATCGCTGCTGGAACCTTTGGCGTGACTGTGGATCCATCAATCTGGATAACGTTTGGATAGTAAGGAGTCGCTCCGTTTGTGTTTAGCCATACCAAAGTGATGGCATCGCCGACGGCAAGATTGCTACTAAGTGTTGCTCCAGAACTGTATCTAAAGTTTAACGTGTGGTTTGCTGTTGCGTTGCTTGTGTAATACCAGACTGATGCTGTTGATACATCAAAGTTGATTGTTCCTGTTGCAGCCGATGCCACCACATTCACATCTTCTTCTGTTCCTTTAATAATTGCATCTGAAACAATTGGTGCAGTCAGAGTCTTATTTGTAAGCGTCTGAGCTGTAGTTAGATCGGCTGTGACCGCTGTGTTGATTGAAACTGTGACTGCGCCGGATGTTCCGCCACCTGATAATCCTGTGCCTGCTGTTACTCCGCTAATGTCTCCCGACCCGAACGAATTCCAAGCTGCGCCGTCATAAATTGTCACGTCGTTTGTATCTGTTAAATATGCAACCATGCCTTCAGAAAGCACTCCGGATAGGGCTGTATTGCGAGCTGTTGCCGATGCAAAGACCATCACGCTTTGTTGCATCAGGTAAGTGTTCACTTGCGCTGCTGTAAGCACATCTCCTGTTGCGAATAGTTTATATCCTGCTCCTGCCATGATTTCTCCTTGTTAGTAACTTAGAACGCCTGCGACGTCCAGAAGGCCTTGCGTGTTGCTGTCTAGAATAAATGCCTGGATAATCGGTTCGCTAGTGAGTATCTTAGTAGTGAATGTTGTCCTTGTTATGTCGTGTTGCAACCCTTGTACGAATAATTCGCTAGTGAGCGATGTGGATCCTGGCATCGCCTTTGTAACGTTGACCAGATCGAATATCTCCAGGTCAATGCCTGCGATGTTTCTGGCAACCTGCCCATCGTCGACAAGGTTGAGGGTCATTGAGTCGATGCGAAGGGTTGCGTCTTTGCGTGATTCTAGGATCATCGTTGCCTGGTCTAGCGCTTCTTGATCGGTTTGAACAAGGATTCCGGTTCTGGCTCCGGAATGGATGAAGTAGCTGTCGATGGATGTCTGGTCGCTGACTATCTGGTTCGTTCCATTCAATCTTTGAACTGAAACGTTATTTACGATCAAGGTGTCATCAAAGGCTAGATCAATCTGGCCGTATCCGATTCCTGATCCGTCATCGCTGAAAACTACCGGGGTTGAGTCTGCGTATTGGCTTACTGTGGTTCTGGAGTAAAAGGTTGCATTCCCTTCTGCGTCCACAAAGAAGCCGCCAAATTCGCTATTTTCTACCGTCTGAATTGCTTCGAGGACGGTTCTATCTGCTGTTCCTGGATCTGCCTGCATCGTGCTGTCGCCAGCGTTGATGTCTCTTTGGGAAGTTGGCCAAGAGACAACGTCTAGAAGTTTGTTGATTCGCGTTCCGCTTAGTTGCCCTGCTGCCGTATCTGGGACTGTGCTAATCGCTGCATTATTGAGAAGCCGGAAGCCATCGACGCATTGCAGAATTACTCTAGAAACTTCATCGGCTCCGAGTGCAAATTGGGTGTCGTAGCTGGTGATAAATCCTGAAAATAAGTAGTAGCGAATGCCTTCGTAATCTGCAAAGATTCGAATTTTGCGCAAGGGTACGAGCTTGCCGTAATAAGGCCCTGCTGTGTTGGCCGGGTTCCAGTCACCGGTGTCGTCCTTGATCTCAACGGTTGCCGTTCCTGCTTCGAATTTATTGAGAATGCGGTTGCGTCCTCTGCGAACGGATGATCGCAGGATGATGCTGGAAATATCGATCGAGTCATCTGCGTCTGCGAGCTGGCCTGTTCCTAGCAGGCCTTTGACGGCGTCATCTAAAGTGAAGGCTGTTGAAATAAATGCCGGGCCATTTGTGAAGTCGATTGTTGCTCCGAGCTGTGGAATGCCTGCCATCAGAGTTGGATCGCTGTCTTTGTAATCGCCTGGCCATTATTCTGGCCCTGAAGGATCGCGTTGCGGATCGCGTTGACGAGGTCGCCTTCGCTGGTAACGCTGCCGTTGATCACGACGTTGACGGTTGAGCCGCCCATCGATCCCATGCGGTTGAGTGGAATGATCGCTTCTGGCCCTGCTTCGCCGATCAGAGCTGTGGTTGGACTGGTCACGATGCCGCCGGTGGCAAGTTTTGGAATGTCAAAGCGTGCTTTCATCGCAGCTGCCATCTCTGCGTTATAGCCACTTCGAGTGCCGTCGCTGGCAATTCTTTCGCCGCCGTAGAGAACGCGTGGATCCGATTGCCCTGAAATTGGCAATCCTTCACGAGCTTTGATGAGCGCTTTTACTTCGGTGCTAGTCGTTGCTGTTTCATCTCTTGGAAGTCCGAACGGGATTTTGGTAGTAATCGTTGCATTGCTTGCCGCGATGTAAGCGTTAAGAGCTGCAAGTGCTGAGATCCAAGATTGCGCTGCCTGGTTTCCTGGTGTTGGCCATAAAGTAGAGGGGGTTACTCCTTCTGAGATCTTCTTCGCATAATCTGTTACTTCTTGATTGGTCAATCCCCACTTTGTAGTTAGAGCGTCTATTTCTTTTGGATCTAATTTTCCATCATTTAATGCTGCAAAGAAGTCTAGATATATCTCTGCTTGTCTCTTTGTTACTCCCCATTGCTTTGCAAGCAAATCAATTTCAGATGGAGAAAGTTTGGCGTCGTTTGTAGCAAAGATGGCAGTGGTATAAGCGACGACGGCGTCTTTGCTTATGCCCCACTTGCGAGATAAAAGTGCTACTTCTTCTGATGAAATTACTTGATCTGCAACAACGCCGAGCAAGTCGTTATATCTTTGAACTGCTTCATTCACTTTGACTTGTGCAGCAAGATTGTCAAGAATTGTTTTTATGCGTGCTGCTTCCTGGATGTTTGCTTGTTTAATAAGATTTAAACGTGCCGCTTCAAGTTGGATCGGATCTGTCTCTGTCGTTGGCTTTACACCTAATTTTGCCAGAGCTGCAAGAACTGTCTTTGCCTTTGCAGCTGCTATGTCTGCTGCTGTTTGCGCCTTTGTCTTTGCTGTTGTCTTACCAAGATCAACATTAAGCCCTTTGAGATTAGTCAGAAATCCATCGGTCTTGTCATTTAAACCGTCGAATGAGAACTCTAAATCTTCGCCACTTTGTTCGAGACCATCCATCGCACTGTTTGCGCCCTTGACGGCGACATAAAGTCCACCGAGCGTTGCTGTAAAGGCTGCGACTCCGGCGACGGCTGCTGCTACTGAAATTCCGCCGGTGGCTGCTGCCTGTGCCGCTGCCGCGCCGAGTGCTGCTGCTCTGATCGCTTTGTATGCCTTGACTAGTCCTTGTATCGCTGTAACGAATGCAATCACTTTGCCTGCTACGAATGTTGCGGCGAAGATTGTTCCGAGTGCCACGAATAGGTTTTTGTTTTTTGCCACGAAGGAGAAAACTTTGAAGATCACAAATCCAAATCCAACAACGGCTTTGATTGCCATCTGAAACGCTGCAACAAGTTTGTCGCCATTTTCTTCTAAGAATTTTTGAACTGCTGGAATAACTTTAGTTATTAGTGTGGTAAATAATTTTTCTAAGGTTGGCAGGAGCGCTGTTCCTAGTGTTTCCTTTGCTTCGTCCAGGGCGATATTAAGCCGAGTCATTCTGAATTCAAATGTGTTTGCTCTTGCTGCTGCTGCTCCTGCAAAAGTTTTCGCTGTCACTTCAAGGACGGCATTGAGGTCTTTTGATTTGACCATTGCGTCTGTAATTGGAACGCCCATATTGCGCAGGGCTTTATAGTTGCCTTGCAACGCTTTTGTGACGGCATTTGTTGCTGATCCTAAATCAACGCTTCCGCCTGCTGAAACATCAAGGGCAAGGCCTAGAAGGTTTTGTGCATCGGTAATTGATCCGGTTATTGAGGCGAGTTTTCCTAGCGCCGGGCGAAGCTCATCATCAACCACGCCATATGTTCTTTGGATTTGGTCGATGTAGGTTTCTGTCGCTGCGATCGCTGCGTCGGTTGCCCCTGTGGTATTTCGAAGTGAATTAGCAAGGAGGGCCTGGGATTTTTCATCTGCGATCGCTGCCTTGACGGAGTCAATTCCGATCTTGATCGCGAATGCTGCGCTTGCAGCTGCTGCTAATCCGAAGGCCTTGCCTACCTTGCCTGCAAATTTATCGAAATTCTTGCCGAGCTTATTGATGTCACGAGCTGCTGCCTTGCTGCCTTTATCTGAATATTGGGTAATAATCCGGGCCGTTACTGCACCTATTGCCATGCTCGGTTATCCCTTCTGTTTGTTTAGATTGGCTTGCAGGGTCTTCTGCGCGTCGTCCATTGCTGATCTGATATTGGCATAAATCCGGGGGCGATCGCGATCGATGACGGCCCATATTCCGCGACTGGCTTTGCGGAAGCGGTCATTCAGGTTGCCGATCATTTTACGTCCCGTTTCTTGCCCTGGTGTTCTGCGTCCTGCTACTTCGAAGATAACGCCGGAGGCGGTCTTGTTGAAGAGAGCGCCTGCGCTGGTGGTGTAATCCGACCTCACGCGGCCTTCTGAGCGAGTTTTGACGATGCCTTGGCGAATTGCTTGCGGATCCCATGCCGGCCAGCCTTCGCCACCTCTAGTGGTCTTTCGTGGGTTCTTTGCGGCTGTCGTTCTCCAGCCACTCATGGGCGGCTTGTCCGGGATCTGTTCTTTGGCGTTTCCTTCGGCCAGGCGCAGCTCGTCGTTGATTACTTTGTTTAAGCGACGAGCTGCATCCTTGTCGAATTTCTTCAAGGCGGCGGTGGTTTCTTTGATGCCGCTAATTGCAACGACTTCATTGGCCATGTTTGTTTGCCGCCTTTGCTCTTTCTTTCAGATAGATCACGATCGCTTCAAAGATGCCATCTGGTGCATCCATTAATGAAATCGGATCTATTCCTGTCTCCACAGAAACTGCTGCGATTGAATATGTCAGGCTGTCTCTGTGGATTCTGAATTTGGGTCTGTGTCTAGTTGAACTCCTTCGAGCGTGTCTAAGAACTCCGGGCCGAAGGGTTTCACAACGACTCCGTTAAATTTAAGCGCGAGCCATCCTAAATAATAGATATGTTCGAGCTTCTGTTCTTCGCCGATAAGTTTGGCTAGTCCTTTGCCGTACTTCTGTTCGAAGTCGACGATGATGCGTGGGCGTAATGAGAACGTCTTTTCCACGCCATCAATCGTCTTGACTTTGATATTTAATCCATCCATCTTTATTTCCCCCTATTTTCTCTATGATGTTGCTTTGGTAATTGCGCCGGAGATCGGCCAAGTCACACTTGCAGTTGCTAATTCACCAACGGATCCATTCAGCGGAGTCCATTCGGAGACAAGCGTCGAAAATGAATAACTAGGATTGATTGTTGTTGTTGTTCCTGCTACTGGCTTTGCTACTATCGTGACTGCTGTTCCGAGTAACGGATAGATTGTTTGCTCGACTTCTCCTGTTGCGTAGTCCTGGTGAAATTCAAGCGTCACAGAATTGTCTGCAAGACCGGCCACACGTGTCTTCGCTGTGTTTCCGAATGCAGTGGTTTCAACAATATCGAATGTTGAATTTAGAGTGATGCTCGAAATATAATCCGAGAGATCAGTTGTTCCAAATACAACAGATGCGTTTGTTAGTACGAGTCTTGCCATTATACGACCGCCTTTGTTATTGCTCCTGTGATTGGCCAAGTCACACTAGCTGTGGCCAATTCGCCGACGGATCCGTTAATCGGAGTCCATTCGGCAATAATAGCAGAGCAGGTATAACTTGGATTGAACGCGCTGGTACCGCTGCCGTTTGGCTTTACGATCACAGCTGCTGCTGTTCCGAGAAGTGGATAGATTGTCTGCTCCACTTCGCTGGTTGCGTAGTCTTGATGAAATTCGAGGGTGATTGAATTGTCTTCTAATCCAGCAACGCGTGTCTTTGCTGCTGTTGATGAGAATGCTGTCGTTTCGACGATGTCGAATGTTTCGCTGAGTGTGACTGAAGCGACTCTATCGCTCAGATCCACTCCGCCGACAGAGATGAATGCGTCTGTGAGAACTATGCGAGCCATTATTTTGTCGCTCCTTCTTCTGTTTTGATTGTGATGGATGGGATTTGTGGTGCTGTATTGCTTGCTTTGATGTGGTTGCCAGCGATCAGAGTTTCTGCGTTGACTTCTGCATCTTGCAATTCTTTTGCTGTGAGCGTGTCGCCTGTGGTCTTTCCGCAGACTTCCCGGTTTGAGATTACTGTATATGTCATGTCGGTTCCTTATCCGTAGATTGTTAGGCGGTATCGGTAAGAGAGAAAAGTATTCGATTGCGAGTCGTATGTTCCGGACTCTGCGCCGATCACTCGCAATGTCTGGCATGCACCACCGAGCGTTCTATCTCCTTCTATTGCTGTTTTAATAGATGTTGCTCCGGTTCCTGCAAGGTATCCATCGAGGGCGTCCTGGCCTGCTCGCTCTGAGAAGCGCTGGACGATCACATAAATATCAACGTTTGCTTGGTCTAATCCCCGGGCGTTATCGATATCAAATGTGAAGTCGAGCTGGCCCACGATCGCGCATGGTGGCGTTACTGGTTCTGGGATCACTTCGTAAACGCGAAGCCCCGAGATGGTTTGAAGTCTTGTCTTGAGTCCGTCTCGCACCTGGCTTGGTTGCATCGGCATTATTTGGCCAGCCCATTGTTCTTGCGGAATGGTCGAAGCAAGGCTTCAACGTCTGCATCAAGTTTGGCGCTAAGTCTGACTGTGCCTAAGTCCGGGCTTCCTGCAATTCCAAATGGCGACTGGCGGCGTGTAAAGAGACGAGCTGATTGGATCAAGGTTGCCATGTTGATCTCTGCTGGTACTGCGCTCCATCCCCAGACGCCGGTTATCTTGCATGCCTGTGGCAAATAATAAGGCCAGACATATCGGCCGATTGCGAGGATGCGGTTGACTGGCCATCCGCGCTGTGGGTTATTTACTGGCTCGAGCATGTAGTCGCTTGTTGACCAAACGGTGTCATATGTCTGGTTGAAGTTATCGTCTGTTGCTACCTGCGTGATCGAAACGTTATCGTCCATGTTCATCGTCCAGGGATCGAGTGGGGTGTAGTAGCGAGCTACTGGCGATCCTGTCGTTCCGTTCCGGTAAAAGAAGCGCCCGGTGTAGTCGTCGATCATTCTGCTTGTTGCTGTGATCGCGGCTTCGAGTGGGGTGTCGTCGTTGCTGTCTGTGATCGCAAGCGATGCCTTTAATTCTGAAAGGGTGCAATAGCAATTAGTTAGGGCCACTCTTTGTCCTTCTTTCCGGTTTCGGCAGCATTGCGCGTTCTAGTTTGGGATCGGCGGTTGCTGTCTCCTTTGCCGGCTTGCGCCGGGTCTTTCTAATCTTGCCAAATATCATTATGGATCTCTTCCATCCAGAAGCTCTTTTGATGGGGAAGTACGGCCGCTGTGTTGACATGGATCGTAAATCCGAGCGCCTTTGCCCTTCGGCAGAATAATAAATCTTCCCCGATCCAATCGCCATTTACTGGCCCATCCCAGAACCAGCACCAATCGGTTCCCTGGTTTGGATCTGCGACTTCGCGCATCTTCTCTAGAACGCTTCGGTGAACCATCAGGCATCCGGTTCCAGCTGCGTCGATTTCGAAGACTGAATTCTTGTCGTATTTGTAAAGCGGAAGGAAGCCCTTGTCTGAGTCCTGAAATATCGCCGGGACTGGTTTTGGGTAAGGCTTGCCTGGTACTCCAAATCCTGCAAAGACAAGGCCTGCGACGATCGGGCGCTCTTTGTCATGGGCTGTGTCGATCAAGGCGTCGAATGCTTGAGTGGTGAGCTGCTCGTCTGAGTCCAACATGAGAAGCCAGTCGCTCTTTGTGTTATCGAGAAATTGTTTCACCATCCGGTTGCGTTGCTTTGATAAAAGTCCGGAACCCTTGATTCTCACAAATGGCCCGAGTCTGTCGCTTCTTGATTGCGCAAGTTGGATCAGTCTGTATGCAAAGGATCCATTTACCGATCCTGGATCGCACGAGCCGATTGTTACTTTGTGTCCTGTCTTCATTTGTTTCCCCCTGTTTGGAAGTGCAGAGCGAGTGACTCGGGGGGTGGGCCACTCGCCCTGCACAATTTAGTGCTTGCCTTCGATTAGAAGGTTGGTGCGCTTAGACCTGTGCCTGAAATGATCGAGGCTGCAAGTGGATAGCGCTCTGCTGTGAATGCGGCGTAACCGTAAACGACAGACTTGATTGTTAGGTTTCCAGCGCCTGTCGCATCGAAGCGAAGTGCGAATGGTGATCCTGGTTGTTCCCAAAGATGAGCTTCGCTTGCTGTTACGCAATAGATTTCATCCTGGTTTGTTGTTGTTCCGTATGTTGTTCCGATGTTTGCATCAGTAACAATTGGGAGTCCGAGCATTTGGTATCCGGAGTTTCCGTATGTAGGTGCTCCGCCGACGCCGACTGCGTTCATTGCACCGTTTGCTGCTGGTACAACAAGTGGCCTGTTTGTGCTGTCAACCGCTGCGAGTAGGAATGCTAGGCGACGTGGATGAACCACCCAGTGTGTAGGTGAAACGAATGCGTTTGTCTGGATCTGCTGAATTGCATCAGCAAGCTTTGGATAAAGCAATCCGACTGTTGGTGCTGTTGATGTGAATGTTACGGCGTTTCCACCTGAAGCACGAAGGCCCTTGATTGTGCCGGCTGTGCCTGCACCGTTGAGGATCTGTGAGTCAAGTGTTGTATGCCATGACTTGATCAAGTCAGCGATCACAAATGTGTCGATGCCTGTTCCGCGCTCTAGAGCCTGACGCGAGATATCTTGCTGTCCGGCGATCGTACGCACATTAATTGTGAGCAATGTATCGTCGACATCTGTCTCTGATACTGCATCGTTCTGTGTAACTTGTACGGCTGTAGAACTTCCAGTCGTCATGCGGCTAATATTTAGAGTCATTCCACTTGGTGGAAGTGTCATCTTGTTTGTTGCTGCATCTGCGAATGGACGCCCTGCGCGTGCGTATGGAGCTGCAAGGTCGACTAGGTATTGTGGAATTACAAGACCTTCGAATTGTGCGGTTCCAACATCGCGGCGCTCGATTGACTCTTCACGCATGTGGCGTGCGAGGCGCTCGTTTGCTGCGTAGTCATTTGCGAATTGCGCATTGAATGCGTCCTTCACGAATGATGATGCTGAATTTGCTGAGTATGTACGCTCTTCGCGTGTGACTGTTGCGCCGCCGATCTTTGGCATTACAACGTCTGAAACTGCTGAGCGGATCTCAGATGCTTTTGCATCTGCATCTGCCTGTGTTTTCATCTTTTCGATCTTTGTATCGAGTGAGCGTGATTCTTCTACGAGTGTGTCCACCTTTGTGGTTTCCTCTGCTGTGAGGTCAGTGCGGTTCTCTTCTGCTACTGCTTCGAGAACTGCGTCCATCTCTGACTTGACTGCATCACGACGCTCGATCAACTTATCAAGGAAAGACTTTGACATGTGTTGATCTCCTTCTGATTAGGTTTTGGATCAAAGTGGTGTCACTTAATCTCGCGGCGCATGTTGGGTGCGAGAGGCGCTCCGGCTTTGTATCTGCTGATTGCAGCAGAATTCTAGTTTGTATTGTTGATGATTGCTTGCGCGAGGCGAAGAGAAATCTTGCGCCCTGCTTCTTCTGGACTTGGTTCTGGCAATGCATCGATCGCTGTGAGTGTGGATGCTTTGTGTCCGACAAGAGTTTCCGTTGCCTGCCATCCATCTCGGACTTCTTCATAAATTCTAATCAAAATTGCAGGGTCATCATCTTCGGCTGTAATTGAGAAATCTGTACCTGGTATTCCTAGAACGCCTTCGCGCATAACGTGTTCGACTCTTCCACGAGCTGTGCCGCCGGAACTATCCCAAGAGACGAAGCTGCCGACTGTATCGACTGCGCGATCTTCTTCTTCATCTTCCATGTATGTGGAGTCTTCCATCGCCATAAATTCAGACATGATCTGTGCTGCCTTCATAATGTATTCGTGGCCTTCTGAAAGATCGGCGAATATATTTTCTAGAACCAGCATAGTTTCTGGACTGATATCGCGTCCTTCTTTGACCGCTTGCATCGCTGCCTTTAATTCTTCCCTTGCTTCGACTGTCGTCGTTGGATATGCCGGGTAAGTCACGACTGAAACGTCGCCGTCTGCCAGGGATAATTCTGTGAGAGTGCGCTCTGTTCTTCCTTCGTTCCACTTCTGGCGGATCACTCGGAATGCGAAGCTCATCTGGTCAACGTCGCCGCGCTCCACCAATGTATAAAGGTCGCGAGCTGCTTGCGTGTCTGGTAGATCGGCATCCATGTAGAGGCCTGTTTCATCTTCGTTAAGTCGAAGCGTTCCGTTCTTTGTCCTTGCCAAAGGTAGGCCTTCGTGATTGATCAAGAGGCGCACATCTGGTGTTTCGGTCAGGGTCTTTCTGAATGCGCCGGGTGCGATCCTCTCAATGAAAGGAAGCGGCACGCTGTCGTTATTGAAAACGGCGGCGTATCCGGACAGGCGCATCGTTCCGTCCTCTGCCTGGCGTGCTTCTACGTTCTTGATCGTAAATGTCCGGCGTTCGATTTTCTTAGTCATTTTGCTCCTTGAGTCTGCTTCTGCGTCGAGTGCGTCTATTTTTCTCTGCGCCCAGTTTTGTGCTCGGTCGCTGAAGTCTGCGTCTCCGCCCCATAAAAGCCAGGCGACTAATCCTGCGCCTGGGTATTGTGGATCGGATGGGTTGCTGTTCTTTGGTGCTTGGCCGTCGACTTTGTGTCTTGCGAACCAGGGGGCCATTTTCCTGATCTTGTTTTCGCTTATGTTGCCTGCTGCCATCTCTCGAGCTGCTTGCTTCGTTCCTTCTGTGAGACCGTCGCCGCCATATCCCTCTGCCAAATATGCAAGTCCACGCTTTGCGTTTGCTCGAATAAATGCCGGGGCGGATAAATCAACGGCTCGCTTCTGCATTTATTGCACCTCATAAACTGAAGCAGGATCTCCTGGATCAATAGTCGAGATTGGTTGCAGCTGCGTACTTGGTACTCCTGTGTGGGCCATCGGTGGTAATCCGACCGCTTCTGTTACGGCCTTTGGATCGAAGCCGACCTGGATCAGG